GTGATATGGGGAGAAGAACATCCCACATGGGAGCAGGAGAAAAAAGAAAATATACTCCAGAGCACAGAGGATCTGGAAAGGATAAAGAAGTTCTGCAAAGCCAACGTATACAACGAGGAGCACTGGTGGGAATACATATACAAACATGAGGACGATATTGTAATAACGGCAAGACGGAACAGAGAACACAAGGTGTATATGCGCCGCCAGGAGGCACTGGCAGATAGAATGGCGCACACCAAAGAACTGCCGGAGAAAGAGATCCTGGACAGAGCTGACAGATTGTATTTTCACAATCAGCATTATCTGTATTACAAAAAGCATGGTTGCTGGGCACATATAGCCTGCAGCAAGTGCGGAGGAGTTACAGATGCGAGATGGAAAAGCGGAATTTCCTACGAAAGCCAGTTCCAGAGATGGACGGAAGAACCGAGAGAGGGGCACTATGGCACCTGTCCAATGTGCGGAGCGCGTGGAGAGTACAAGTGCCAGGGAAAAGTGAAAGGCACTTGTGACAAATATATCTATCTATTCCTGGGACAGAAGTACAAAGAAAACGGAATGGTCATGCGTTATGTGGAAGTTGGGAAAAAGTGGACACTAGGATTCATTTGTGGGGATAAAGGTCCGGAGATGTACAACGCAAGTGAAGAACTCTCCGGAGTGGAGATTGCGAGAGCATATTTTGAGCCAGGGAAAAAAGTCCAGATAGACTATCACAAACATGATCCGTACATGGGGAAAGATTTCTGGGATGACTGCAATTTGTATGGAATGGCAAATATCCCTATCAGTGCCGGTCTGATCATGTCAGAGACATACGAAGAAATGAAAGGGACAATATTCCAGTACAGTGCATTACAGGAATATGCGAAGAACGTTAGAGAGGTCAATCCGATTGAGTACCTGGAGCGTTACAGTCAGACACCACAGATTGAGGTCCTGGTAAAACTGGGGCTGACAGATGTGGTGGAAAAGCTGGTCAAATGCTATTACGGCATTGTCGCTGACAAGAATGCAAGACGGCCGGATCAGTTCCTAGGAATCCGAAAGGAAAGAGTAAAGCAGCTCATCAGAAAGAAAGGAGACACACACCTCCTGGGAGTCATGCAGATGGAGAAACGCCAGGGACAGAACTGGACGGATGAACAGGTGGAGCACCTGGCAGAAACGGATCTGAGCGGAACACAGGTGGAAATGGCTACCAGGTACATGACCTTGCAAAAATTACTCAATCGCATAGAGAAATACTCCGGTTGTGAGTATGGGACAGAGTGCGGCAGTGCCTCAGCCCGGATCAGACACACGGCCACAACCTACGCAGACTATCTGAGCATGAGAATAAACCTGGGATATGACCTCAACAACACAGTATATCAACAGCCGCAGGATTTAGAGGCAGAGCATAACAAAATGGTCATGGAAACAAACAAAGAAGAAATGGACAAACACCTCAAAGAGGTGGCAGAGCGTTATCCGGAGATCCGGCACGTTTACAGAGGACTCAGAAATAAATATCTCTACGAAGATGATAAATATATCATCAGACCGGCCAGATCAGCGGAGGAGATTGTTATGGAGGGGCGTCTACTCCATCATTGCGTGGGAGGAGACACGTATCTGGGCAGACATAACACAGGAAAGACATACATTCTGATGCTGAGATTCAAAGAAGAGCCTGACATTCCGTACATCACGGTTGAGATAGATGCAAAAAATCCAAGGATATTGCAGTGGTACGGGGACAAGGACAAAAAACCAGATGAAAAGAATATGCAGTCATGGCTGAACACCTGGCTGATGAAACTAAAAACAGGAACGCTGACGGAAACAATCCAGACGGCGGCCATAGCGTAAGGAGGTAAACATGGAATATGTGCAGATGACCCTGGATGACTGGGCGCAGATGAAACAGAAATTGAAACAGGAACTCCTGGGAGTGAAACAGAGTTTTGTCCGGATCGGATACGCTCTGAGACAGATTGACGATCAGAAGCTCTACGAACAGGACGGATACAAAAGTATAGCGGAATTTGCTCAGGCCGAGTATGGCCTGGGACCGTCTATCACAAGCAGGTTTATGAGCATCAACCGGGAGTATTCTATTGACGGATATTCCGAACAGCTCCGGCCGGAATATGCAGAACTGGGCAGGAGCCAGTTGGAGGAGATGCTGAAACTGCCAGACGCTGACAGACAGATGATTCAACCGGAAACGTCCAGAGAGGATATCAGAGAGCTGAAAAGGTTTAACAAAACCGAACCGGCAGCAGGCGTGGCTGATGATATTAGTCAGCTGGTCGAAAAATTCTATCAGGACAACGAACTCATACTCAATGCAGTATATGGCGAGGAGTTTGATGAGCAGACAATCAACAGATTCATTGAAATAGTAAATCCGGCCGGAAACCGTTCGTACAAAAAAGGACTGTATTTCATGATGATGTATGAAAACCGTGTCACATTTAAGAAATTCGGAGATACGCCAAAGGATATGACCTGGTGGGAGTTCTATCAGCTGACAAGGGAGATTTTCGATGATACGGCAGCAGGACCTAAGACCTGGCAGAACCATTTTGGAGGAGCAGACGATGAAGAAAGCACAGTACAGGATACGGCCGATGAGCCAGGAAGAGAAGAAAATGCAACAGAAGCTCCTAAGCCAGAGGATGACGGTGGAGCAGTTGGAGAAACTGGCGCTGATGATGTCCAGGAGATTGAGAAAGGAGGCATGGAAGATCATGGAGCAGCTGATGAAGCAGGAACAGGACAAGAGGAAGATGACACCGATGGAGAAGAAAGCGGCCAAGCAGATTGTGAAGAACCTGCAGAGAGGACCGATGAACAGACAGGAGCGCAGAGCCAGAGAGAGGAAATTGCGCCCGCGCAAAAATCCACGGAAACACTAGAAAAAGAGGAGGTTGAGGATGATGAAACCGGAGAAAATGAAAGCTCAGACGCAGAAAATCAAACAGCAGAATCTGAACCGGAAACGGCCGAGAGAGAGCAGACAGAAGAAACAGAAGTCATAGAGGCGGTATATGGTACCAGAAAAGAGTACATGGACAGGCTGTCAGAGCAGGGAATGGCGGAATATATGGCTGATGAATACAAGAGCCACCGGTTGCTAGTGACAGATCTGGAAAATACATGGAATTTGTGCAAATGGCTCAGTGAAAAGGTTGACCGGTTTGGCCAGCCAGTAGAGGAGGAATAACATGGGATATTTAATCAAAAGCGATGTGATAGACACTCTGAGAGAGGACATGGAAACAACCATGATGTGCTACAAAGGACAGGCTGAGCAGGACATCATCAGATTTTGCTATGAGAATATGGAGCGGGCCGTGGACGGCCTGCCTCAGTACAGAGTAGACAATGTGACGGAGGACCGGGATGAATAAACGACAAGCAAAGAAACAATACAAAAAAATCCACGGTCACAATCCCCCAAAAACAGCGGTAACGAAGTATACACCGGAAGAAATGGAGGCAATGAAAGTATACAATCTCACACCGGAGGATATTGAAAGAATCGGAAACGGCCTGAGAGACGCATTTGCAGAGATGTTCAAAACGCTCCAAAGAGTTGCGGAGAGCATGGCCAGAGTGTTTGAAGATATGGGAAAGAAATACAGCAGACCAGTCATAGAGACAGAGGAGCCGCCGGTGGTAGTGGCCAGAACCCTGTCAGAAAGGAGAAAGAAGTGCAGGAGAAAAGGGTGGAGAGTATCAGAGAGGTAGATTTCTCTGGTCTGAAAGTCCCATTTGTAGCGGTATACGGTCATCCGGACGATTTCCAGGACAAATACGTGGCCAGAATCTACGAACTGGACAGAGCAACAGACACAATCATGGTCAAAGAAACACTGGAAGAAATAGAAACAGATATCAAAGAGCATACGGCCATGACATTCATTCCAAGAGGGACGGCGGACGTGCCGTCTCTGGTGGGCGTTTGGATGTAGGAGGGCAGCAGCATGAGAAGCACAAAGGAATATAGGGCAATCCGGGAAGAAATCTATAGATTCATCGGTGCATACATAACAAAGCACGTATATGCGCCAAGCAACAAAGAGATAGCAGAGGCTGTGGGAATATCCGGAACAACAGTGCACAGACACCTCATTGACATGATTGATGAGGGCATTCTGGAGACCGATGCAGAACCGGGAACACAGAGAGCAATCCGGATCAGAAACACACAGGTAGTGAAAAGGAGAAAATAGAGTGAATAAGGTCATTTTGATGGGACGTCTCACACGAGATCCAGAGGTGCGATACTCAGCAGGAGACAATTCCACAGCAGTTGCCAGGTACACACTGGCAGTCAACAGAAGATTCAAGAGAGACAATGAACCGACAGCGGATTTTGTTCCGTGTGTGGCGTTCGGTAAGGCGGCGGAGTTTGCAGAGAAATGGTTTCGCCAGGGAATGCAGGTTGCAATTTCTGGAAGAATCCAGACAGGGAGCTACACCAACAGAGAGGGCAGAAAGATCTATACCACTGAGGTAGTCCTGGAGGAGCAGGAGTTTGCAGAAAGCAAAAGAGACGGAAATGCACAGGTTCCACAACCTGCAGATGCTGGAGATGGATTCATGAACATTCCGGACGGCATTGAGGACAACATTCCATTCAACTAGGAGGACAAGATGCTGATATTACCAATAAAACGAAAATGGTTTGATATGATCCTCTCCGGAGAGAAGAAAGAGGAGTACAGAGATATCAAGCCATATTATGACACAAGGCTCATGGACGCATTCGGAATGATCTGGGTGGGAGATGAACTGATCCGCGCTCCGATGCCGGAACTGCAGAAAAACAGAGTGCAACTGGTGGCATTCCGGAACGGATACGGGAAAGATGTACCGACAATATGGACAGAGTGCTCACTATCGGCCGGATATGGCCGGGAAGAATGGGGAGCAGAACCAGGAAAGAAATATTATATTTTAACGATTGAGAACATAGGAGGCATGAAGCTATGAGAAACATAATCAACATGATAATCAAAATTGCAATCATCTGGGGAGCAGCATGGCTGTTTCCGGAGTGTGTAAAGGTGCAAGATACAAGGACAATGGTGCTGGTAGTGACAACGATCCTGATAGCGTCAATCATTCTGGCAGTGATAATGATGGGAGTCTTAATTCTGGCGGCCTTGCCAGGAAACGGGGCGGGAATAGGAATTGCAATGCTGATAACAATCATCATGGCATTAGCATCTGGAATAATACAGCTGATGGCAGCAGTGCATTTTGTACCGGGATTTGAAATACATGGAAAACTCACATATATCATTCTAGCGCTACTGATGGCCGTATTTTCAATTGAGGAGAAAAAGGAGGCATAACAATGTTTTTATCAACGAGCGTATTAAACAATTTGATGAAAAAGGCATACAAGACCGGCCTGGTGGTAGCCAGGACGCAAGATGCACAAGGAAATGATTGGCTGTATCTGGCCGGATCATACTGGGAGGTAAGTGTCAACAAGGATTTCATTCCAAAAAAAACACTGGGAGACATCATCACACTGATCGGAGAGCTGCCAAGACCGGGAGAACGGTTCAAGGCAACGAAAGAGGGAAACCAGATCGAGATTGAGATGCCGATGGCAATAAACGAGGAGGGATTCGGAACGGAGACTCTGACCATCACTGACGTGCTATTGATCGGAACACAGGGAACCGTTCAAAGGCTCCTGCAGGATGATCTGACCGGCCAGATCTATCCGATCAACAACGTGTTTGTTTCGATTATCAATAATGCAATGGTAGAAGAGGATAAGGGAGAATATACAGTCACGGAGCCACTTTTCAATCCGTTCAGAGGAATCCTGTGGAAAAACAATGTCTGCAAGCTGAGAGCACATTTCCGGACAGATGACAAGAACATCAAGGTTTTGAAAAGCCTCAAAGGTGTAGATATCACGCCGGAGGTGCCAGAGGAATGATGTACCCAAAACCACAACGAAAGAAAAAGAGAAAAAAACACAAAGCCAGTATACTGCACTGCAAGGACGGCACCTGCTATCTCTGCATGAAATTAAAAGGGGACTATCGAAGATATCCGGTAGTCCATGAGCATCACATCTACGATGGCCCTAACCGCAAGAACTCAGAGGCGGAGGGCCTAAAGGTGTATTTATGCTTAGATCATCATATTATGGGGCCAGAGGCGGTACATAACAATCACAAGAATATGCGGATACTGCACAGAGACGGACAGAGAGCATATGAGAGAACGCACAGCAGAGCAGAGTTCATGAGTCTGATCGGCAGGAACTATCTGGACGAAGAAAAACAGGAAGAACCGAAAAAGGACACAAAAGGCGGGTTCATGTTCCTGGAACCGGACTGTATCGGCTGTTTTGGTGCATCAGAGAATCAATGCGAGCGTTGCGAGGAGAAAAGACATGATAAAAAGACTGAGACACTGGCTGATTGAGGCCAGAAAGAAGAAATGCCGCCATTGCTGTCTCTGGTGCGAATACTGGGATATATGCAGGTGGGATATACCGGAAAAACATGGATGGATAGACATTGCGGATGATTTACCAGAGCCGGAAACATTGGTGCTGTTATCGTTTGAAGAATGCGACCATACGGAAGTTGGCCAGAGAATCATTTACGATGACGGAAAAGAGGCATTTCATCCATGGGATAGTTATATCGGAAATATGCCATATTACGAGATGGATATGACGGTAAACGCATGGATGCCGTTGCCGAAACCATACAGGAGAGGAGGAACACATTGATAGAAACACAGGAAATGATTGCAATACTGGCCCTTGTGATAGTGGCCGTGTTTGTGATTGTAGTCGGATTCGATTGTATAAAAGACGGAATGTGCGATATAGGAGCAGTGATCCATGACATCATCGCAGCTCCTGTCCGACATTACAGACAGAAAAAGCTCATGGAACAGATGGAACGGGAATGGGAGAATTACCTGGAGAAGAACAGGGCAAAAACGGTCAGGAATTTGATGAAAGAGCAGCAGAGACATTTTTCCACGAGCATCGGAGAAAAGCACACTGTAGAGGAGTGGGGAAAGGCTCTGGAAGAATTTGCGGAGTATCAATGCCAGCAGGATAAGGAGGAAAGAACATGGCAGGATCATATCATGGACAGGTTCATGAGGAGAATCTGAAAAGACTGGAGGAGTTTCATCAGGTATCAAAGAAAAACAGATACAGAAAGTGCCTGGTCACTTGCTCTGAAAAGAATCCAAAGGGCAGGACGAGAAAAGTACAGAGAAAGGCACTGTTTCATAAATGGGATGAAATCAAACAGGTTATAGATGCGTCTCCGATGATCGGAGGACACCCAGGAGGCCAGATAGCGTACACATTGGGAATTGTGGAATTTATGGACGGAACCGTGGGACAGGTACATCCGGGATATATAAAATTTCTGGATACTGAGGACTTTGCGGGAGATTGTAACGAGTAGGGAGGAATAAAGATGCCAAACGTGCGACCACTGAACAAAAAGAAATATGGGATAAGCAAACACGCATTCGGAACGGCATACTCATATTGTCTGCAATATCCGGAATGGAGAGAGGAGCTGGGCAGCAGGACATCAACCGTCAAGAGTCCTCAGATAACCGGAATGCCAGGGGCGCACAGTGGCAGTGATGCAACAGCCAACCTGGCAGAGCGCAGAGTAGAGTTGCGTGAGAAGATGCAGAAAGTTGAGGATACAGTCAGGGAGGCGGTAGGGGACAATAAGAGCCTCTATGAGTATCTGCTGGAATATGTGACAACGGAGGGAGCAACGTTTCACTGGATGAAGCAGAAAGGGATACCATGTGAGAGGACATATTTCTATGAGGTCAGAAGATATTTCTATTACCTCATGGCAAAGCGGATCTGAAAGTGCGGTACTCACAGGACAACTTTTATGTTATATTGATAAGGTCCAAAAGATGAGAACCAAGATTCTCAGACATTATCCCTCACAAAGGCTCCGGAAAACCCGGAGCTTTTTTCGTTGGAGGAGACATGACACAAGAACAGATTGATTATGTGAAAAAGTGCATCAGAGAGGACATTCACAGATTCTACGTGTGGGGACCGTGGAAGAAAGTACGCAGAGAGGTTCTGCAGATGGATCATGGAGAGTGCCAGAGATGCAAGGCAAAGAAGATATACACGAAAGCTACGACAGTGCATCATGTGAACTATGTCAAGAAACATCCGGACATGGCTCTGGAGATATGGTATGAGTGGCATGGTGTACGAAAAAGGAACCTGGTCAGTCTGTGCCACGACTGCCATGAGGCAGTGCATGGATACAGGAAACCAGAGAAGAAAGAAACTCTGACAGAGGAAAGGTGGGATTGATATGGCAAGGACAAGCGATACAGCAGATTATATGGTCACACAATGCCAGGCGTGTGGAATGCTGAATGTGATACCGAGAGAGTATTCAGACGGTCGAGTGTGTGCGGATTGTTCCGGAGGGCCATTGATGCCGATGGGATACGCAATACTGCAGGAGAGACCAACGAGCAGAATCACGGTGCAGGTAGATGTGGAACGTGACCAGTTAGACAGATTGATTGATGATGTGGCAGCAGTCAATGAGACTGTGGACGGAATCATTCAGAAGATAGGGAAAATAAAAGAGGGATAACATGAAGCAGGAACAGATCATCAAATGCGGAGGACAAAAGATAAAGGTATTCAACTGTGATCCGGAAAAGAATACGCAATGTGACAAAGAGTTCTGTATGCATAATATAAATGCAATAGACGGGCTGTGCAATCACACAACGAATCCGGATTTTGCTCTGGAAATTGGACAGAAAGCACAGAAAAAAGCGTATACCCCCGGTCGAAAAA